AGAAGTCGCACCAGCCTTGCTTCGTGCTTGAATAAATAAATTTAAATATGGATTACGAAGACTTGGATAGATAAATTGATTCTCAGCCAAGATATAATGCAATTCAACCCAACGAGCTTCATCGTGAGCAATGGGCACATATGCCATAAATTTAGCACCAACTGCACCGTACCAGCTAAACTCAATCTTAAACATTGTCACTTTAGACAAATCCAAGCTCCAGCCGGTACTTCCTTCGATGGCCAAAATTGGATCACCAGACCACTCCTCGCGAGGCACTTTCAACGTACCTAGGTCAGGTGAAGTGCGAACAACATAAAGATCAGTGCCTTTTTCAAGTTGAAAATAATACCCGTCTCCAACATTGTTCCTGCAACCCCATTGAATAATTTCTTCGTCATAATCGCTTTCAGTTGACATTCGCACGCCAAAAGTAAAGCCCGTCACCCTTCCTGGCTGATACCTAAAGGCTCGCTTGCTTTGCCAATAAGCGGTCATGGTGCCGTCTCTTTTGCCACCAGGAAACCTGCCAGTATTGTCGTCTACCAAGTAAGTAAAACTTACCGGAGGTGGATAAACATATGCCTGAATGGCACTTTCCGCTTTAATGTGCCTCCAAAAATATCCATAATCACCATCAAATGTATAATCAGAAGGGTCGTAAGCGTAGGCGTAACCAGCAGAATCTGGACCCGCGAAAAATTCTTTTGAATTTACGCCATAAATATTAACTGCATCAAAAAGCCCTAAAGCAGTTTCCGATCTAGGAATACCAAGTAAAGTTTTTGATACTTCACTTTCTTCTTTATTGGTAACATTTACGCTGATTTCACTTCCTATTGCGTTTCTTGGCGTAATTGATTGAATGCCTTCGTCTTCAATGTTAACAATAGTGCCACGCGCATCTCCAATCAACGGCTCCTGATCAAATGGATCAATGAGCAAATCTCCGGTTAAGTAATCAATTAACTCTGCATTAATTAACTCGTCTCCAGCCGGAGCGACATCATCGGGGAGCTGGTAGTAACCGGAAATTGTTGTCATTTAATTTACTTTCCATTGAAATAAATCATACCTGCTCTTCCCATGTAAGGGATGCGCTCATGTCAACGCTGCCACCAATACCTTGCCCGAAAACATACAAACTATCGCCTTCGGTTGCGGTCAATGGATAGGAAAGATAGTCTTTATTGTAACCAAAATAAGGAGACAAGTCAATATCAATTCCACCAGCACCAACAAAAAAGCTAGCCACGTTCGTGCCTCCACTTACAACCGTAACCCCGGAATCAGTCGTAAAACTGACAGGACTTAAAGTGCCAGCGCTTGAGAATGATGGTGTACCAGAAACAGTTGTTGGATTTTTGATAAGTTTTACTACGCCCCTTCCACTACTCCCCACGCCAAGCCTAGTGGGATAAACCTGCATGCGATTGCGGATGGAGTTGATGTTCTCTTTGATGTCAATGGCAAGAAGCATTGCGCCGCCTGTTGTTACGGTGCGATCTGATTCATTTGCTTCAGATCGGGCAACAATTGTGCCCTTATCCCCACCATCAATGTAATATGATGCGCCGTATTTGTAAATAGAACACCTGTTAGAGCTAGTGGCTTTTTGTGCCAAATAACTGATTGGCAACGTTGGATTAGCAAGACTGGGACTAGTAAGCTGATTAGAAGCTCGGATGTGATGAATCCTCACCCATCGCGCCTCTCCTGTTGTGGTCGCATCAGGCACATAAGCCAAGAAATGACCACCAACGGCGCCATACCAGCTATACTCCACTTTGAACATCGTAACTTTTGAAAAGTCGATGTCCCAAACGCTAGTGCTTGTAACAATATCGTTATTTACGTCAATTACAGTGCTGCCATTTGTGTAAGAAACAACAGGATTAGAAGCGGTTCCTCCGATGGATAGAGTAAAGGCATTCCTTCCTGGCGTTTTATCTGAATAGTATTGAGCTTGAGTGGTGCCATCTAATCTATCATGACTAAAATATTTACGAGGTACGCGATATTCGTAAGTGTAGCGATAAGTGCTTTCTACGGAAATGAATGAAGACGAAACACTTGCCGAGCCATCTGACGACGCATTGCCGCCAATACTCACTCCACCACTACCCCTGACGCTACGATCAAAAAGGCCAGCGTGAATATAGGTGAGGCCAGCTCTCACGATGACGAGATCAGTCCCAGCCGTGCCAATATCACCATCAGCAACATTTGGAGTGCGGATGCCGTCTTCGTCGCTCTCAAGGGCACTAGTGCGACGAACACAATAGAAATTAAACTGCTTATCGGCAGAAGCCGACTGAGAGCCTCCTTGCACTTCGATGTAATATCCATCGCTTTTATCAAATGCACCAAATTTTTTGATGTCAGTTGAGTCATTAGATGTGACAGATCTGACGCCAAAAGTGGCGGCACTAACCCGTCCGGGTTGATATCTGAAAAATCTTTTGCTGCTTAAAATTTGATAATTATTAGTGGTTGCAGTACCAAGGCCAACTTCAGCGGCGCTTTCATTTGGGATATGAGTTGAAAAACCACCACCTTCACTTTGCCATTCATTCGGATTGATGTCATAAGTGGTAACATCAGCGAAAATACCAAGTGCTACTTCAGCGCGAGGAATGCCAAGTAAGCTAAGGCTGACTTCAGAAATTTGCTGGTTAGCAACTTGAACGGGCACTGCAGTTTGGTCACTTGCAATAACAACAGGAAGACTGTTGTTCATTGTTTGTTGACCAGGCGGAATTGGTGCAGTCCGACCTACTGTGACAACACTTACGCCTTCTTTTAATTCGTCAGCCATGGGAATTTACGGGAAACAATTGGAGAGAGTGTTGCCAACAATAACACCACCAGCAATAACAGTGTCTTGCTTTAGTCTATAAACTGAACCACCAATGGCAGCGTCAGTGACACCAGAAAGGGATGGAATAGTAAAAGTGTAAGGAGCCTGATAACTGATGTCGGTTAGTCCGCTATAAACAGTGGAACTTGTACCATCATAATTGATTGATGATTCAGTGGTGCCACTAAATATAACTCGTTCCGTAGAAGCAAGACCATGATTAATTTGAGAAATAAAAACACCACTTGCAACTGAAATCAAATCTGAAAGTTCTTGCTCTCGCTCAATCCTTAAGTCCCAAAACATTGAAAGCGGCAAGTTTTTCTGCTCTTGCGAATAAGTGTTAGGGAAAAACGCGCCACCAGTGGTAAAGGGCTCGTCATAATTATCCCAGATCTCACTTGTCTGACTAGATGTAAGCCAAAGCCTCACCTGTCCGGCACGCAATGGTTCTTTTTCTTCTACATTAATATCTACAATTTTGGTGTAATTTGTATCAGACGTTTTTTTCCAAACCGAAGAACAAACCTTCACCTCATTCAGGTTGATTGGAGTGCCGTCTTCGTCTTGAAGAAGCAAGCCAATTCCCTCAAAAAAATCACGCCGCAATAAATGCAGGTTGATGACTGATAATGGAGTTGTAGTAAGGAAAGTGCTCATGCCGCAACTTCTCGATAAGTGAGCATTACGGTGTAGTCGGCAGAACCTGTCAGTACGGCATTAATCTTTTCGCCAGAACTGCTCTCAAATAAACCAAGCGAGTTGCTCATGGTTAAGTTCCCTTCACCAGCAATATGGAAAGGAGGCGTGAGGTCAGTGGAGGCGCCACTTTGAAGTTGCACTGTGCAGCCTGAGTTAGCAGTAATCGCCATTGCTATCACCCGAAGCTTGGTACTTGCCACTGCAGCAATCACGTCACTACTAACGCCACTGGCGACAAAAGCGCTTTTCAGTGCTGAAGTAAAGGCATCGTTATGTACTAAATATGGATCAGCAGTTGACCCAGCACCAGTCGCCTTTACATAAGCAGCATTGCCAGCAGCGTCAAGTCCGTAAAGATTGGCCATATCAAAGAATCAAGAAAATGTAGCGTTGGTTTGACACTCTAGTGCCATTGGAAAATGATACTGTAGAACTTGCCGTGAAATCAAAGACAAGGGCGCTTGATAATTGAACAATACTGTAAGCATAGGGAGAACGCCTACCGTTGATTCCAATTGTAGCAATTCTTGCGCGATAAGAAGGGTTGATTGCGTAATTGTCAGCAGGAAATCTTGCAAAATTACTAGCAGTGTCAGCAATTCGTACCCATTGATCATCTGCTGTATTAAGAATATCAACTTCAAACTTTTGAATAAAAGGGTTGTTTTCGGGTGGATTCCAGCAAATCGCAGGATTAATTACATTCAAAACTGAATAGGCCGAATACTGCGGAAACTTCCATCGAATCTCGTTATAGGCCATGATTAGTAGCTCTCCAAGATAATACTGCCTGTCTCGATTGAAGGCACGGCCTGAACACTTGCTGTTGACTGACGACCCAAACCAATATAAGTTGAATTGTCCACAAGGTTAAATTTCGACTCGTCATACAAAGCCCCTAAAACTGTCACCTGACCACTGTCCTCAGACACTGAAATAACTCTAAACTTTCTAACGCTATCGCCATCCTCCTGCAACACCCATGGAGCGCCCGCTACAGGGGCCGCAGAGAGGGCTGGAGACAGCGAAAGCGCTGTCGTGGACCCTGCGCTATTGGTTACGGTGCGAGTCTCTACAGAGCCGTCTGGAAGCATTACAGAGGCTTGATAGGAAGAGCCTCCGACAATAATGAAAGAAGAGTCGATGGAAATAGAGCTAGTTGTGCTACTAACAACTCTTCCCCCATAGCGCTTCCCTCCCTTGGCCGGATCAGCAACGCCAATCACCTCCCCAGGAAGTATGAAAAATCCTTCAGTTGCAACCTTAAAAGTTATAATCTCTGTTTCCAGTTGATCACTCAATAATGTCCATCGACCAATGCGTTGTGCCTGTCCTTGAGATGTGGTGCCAAATGCCCTGACATCAACCTCCCTGTACCCATAGCGATCAATGCCTGCCCTGTCTTCAACATATTCAATCTTGGCCTTATAGAGATCATCCGGGTCGTTCCAGGAAACCAACGCAACTGTTTTTCGCGCTTTTCTTGCAGTGCCTTCATATTGAAATGGCGGAGACGCAACATTACCGTCATCATCGACTTCTTGAATCACATTGGCGGGTGAAAAGATCTTTGTAATAGGTTTTATTTTATCTTGAATTGCAACAATCGTTCCTTCGCTGAAATACAGCATACCACGAAACGCTGCTGCTAATGCATTCAAAACTTCATACGCTTCCGCCCTGTTGGTAACATAAGCGTTAAACGTAAAACGCGGCTCGGATCCACCCCTGCCGTCTGGAACAAGCTCATCACAATGTTGAGCAATGGAATAAAGTGAATAAATGTCAATGTCATTTTCTGTGACAAACTCTCCCGCTCCATAGCGAGTATTTGTTAATAAGTCATAAAAAACCCACGCTGGATTATTGGAGTAGACAGTTTGAAATGTACCGTCCCAAATACCGCTATAAGACCGTGATTCTGCATCGTAATTACTTGGCACTTTAATCTTGGTTCCCAATATCTCAACTGCTACCCGAGGAACACTTGTAAACTTTTCAGCATCAACCTTAACGCCAATTAATGCACTATTTGGATAACGAAATGATTTCTCATAAATTCCAACAATTGCCTTCCAAAACAAATCATTGGAAATATTTGTTGTAGTAGGATCGTCCGTAAGGCGCTCTAATGTAACAATCCACGGGCCGTTGCCCGTTAATTCATATTCATATTCAAAATCAACAGGGCCTCTACTTTTGCCCTTAATGGTTTTGTTTTCGTTGACAATATCAATGCCTCCAATTGGTCTAATTTTGATAGTAAATTTCAAAGAACTTTTCTTCACGTCACCACTATCAGTGTCAATCTCAAATAACGAGCTAATACCAACGCGAATACGAACACGATCAATCAAACTTGTAAATGTTGTGCGAGCAACAGCGCCAACTGCTTTTGTTAAACGCACTCCAACAGATTGCTCAGTTCTAACATCATCAAAATCTGGAATGGCACTTTGGTTTTGAGTGCCGGTTCGATATTGAATATTTAAACTTTCTTCTGTAAAATTTAAGCTTCCATCTTCATTCTTAATTGGCACCGTATCAATGTAAGTTCTCTTAAGCGGATCATCCCCTGACGCAAAGCCTTGCACCTCTCCTTCTGCTATAACTGCCAACACAGACGCTTCCGCTCGGCTTCTTAGAGACTCTGGGTCTTCCTCAGGCTCTCGCCCTCCTCCTCCTCCTCCGCCGCCGCCGCCAGAGCCGCTAACCTTGACCGACCATCCTCCATTTTCTTCTTGATATTTCTCTTGTATTCCCATTGTTAAACTGGCACTTGTTTTGTAGTAATTGAAGAGGAAATGATCAATGGAGAAGCCGCTAAATATTTACCGTATACAACTGGAACTGGTTGGCCTTGAATCGTTGATTCCGCAGCACGATCAAACAGAAAACTATCTCGACGCTCCGATTCGGAGTTTGAATTTTGAAGACGCGGTTGCGGTGTAAGCAATTGCGATACACCTGTTGAAACAAGCCCCAATCCCAAAGAAAACAACACGCTACTTCCTAAAGCAAATCCCTTACCAGCAGCAAATCCAGCAAACAAGCTTCCGGCGGCAACACTACCACCAAACGAAACAAACGCTAATGCAACAAGTGCAACTCCAATCAAGATCCTACCAGTAGCGCCAGACCCTGTAACGATTGGCGCAATAACTAGCCGCCGACAAGGCAGCATCACTCCCTCATATTCCATTCCATCGGGATCTTGATCCACCAAGCGAAAACCAATACCTTGCTCATGGGCGCATCGCAAATATTCCCTGAATCCCTCAATTTGATTTGACAATGCAGAAATCACGTCGCGAGGAGAACGCGCCATGAAGCTGTAATGACGGCCAAATTTCTTGCCAAGCTTGCCCAATAATTTGACCTCAACCCTTTGCATTTTCTGCATTACATCAGGCTCCTATGGCGCAAAATCTTATTTGTATGTTTCTGCCAATACCCACCATAGATATTGGCTTCGGATAGTCTATCAAAAAGATGCTGATAAAAAATGCCTCTCTTTGAATCATGAATAATTCCAACATGGTTTGGAAAATTACTTTGCAATTGCATTAGCAGTATGTCTCCTTTGTTTAAGTTACCACTGGTTTCTTCAAATCCTTGACTGCTGAAATTCTTCTCAAACATTCGCCATTCACTACTTTCCCATTCAAATTCACAACCCCGCTCATAGTCATCTAATTCAATATCGAACTCATTTTTATAGTAATCTTTTACTAAGCCATAGCAATCATAAATACCGTAAATCCATGGCCTTTGCAAATAAGGAGCATTTATTGGATCCATATAATGCCATTGATTAAAAGCAGCGCAATACATAACCCATGGCACGCCAAGTTCTTTGCAGGCTTTGATGTCATTCATGCTGAATTTATTATCCGCTCTCGGATGCGAATGAAACACTGCCTCAACTCCAGTGTTAAGTTCGTCAACTCGCGCATAAGATGCTGCATCAATAGCAAAACTGGACAATGGATCGGAATGTATGTTTTTACATGGCCAAAATTGACCAGCAGCAATTAAACCGCAAGCTTCTTCAGGGGCGCATTCTTGCGTGTAAGCAATTAAATCGTTTTTTAATAACTGCCAGTTTGTCATTGTGGATTGATTGCCCCTGGAAATCCGCCGAATGGCAAAGATGTACGCGATGGTGGATTAATGCTATCAGGAAATCTTAAGCTACAACTTTCAGTGCGCTTACCGCACACATCACTATTCCATAGAGGATCAGAGGCAGGAAGATTGCCCACGGCCACATTCAAGGCGCTTTCAGCAGCACTTAAATTGCTTTGCGCTGTTGATACGACTGCCTCCTTCGCGGCAAGATCACTTGTAGCAGTAGAGCATGCAGCGGCATCAAATACCCACTCTTCAATCCTGTGATACCTTGTATACTCCTCATTTGGACCATTAACAGTTTCTTCTATTGTGCCTTCTCTGTAAACTTTACCAAGATCAACGACAGAGTTGTTCCATATTGCTGTAACCGAGGAAGGATCTGAATCGTATTCGCTTTCATATTCAAATTCAACATAGTATTTGGGACTAGACTCTCGCTCGTATTGACTTTGATTCAATGTGTAATTGTCTACAGTATCTCCGCATTTGCTTTGCTTTATGGCCGCTGCAGCGTCTCTTTCTGCAATAGCATTTTTAAGCTCATCCCTCCGCTGCAATACTAAACCATGTGCATTGATAACTGCAATTGCTTCAGCCGATTGCCCCGATGTGGAGATTAAATTATCATTCACATCATAAACAGGCGCTCCTGTATAGCCGCATTCACTGCTTCTATATCGCCATTGACAATAATTTTGAGTGATAACACGACGAGGAAGCTTTAATCCTTCTAAATCAAAAATGCTCGCCAGTTGCCATGTAATGCTCAATGCATTCTCTGATGTTTTACGTTCGATATAGTAAATATCAATGGGAAATTCCTGCGTGGAATCAGCACCGGGTTCTCCGTCAAGATATTTACCTAACGTGCGGCGCCTTGTAACTTTGGCCCCCACAAGATCATCTAACGGATCAATGATTGAAGCGAACGTACCCAATACGTTGGCCACCGTTAAGGACGGCTGAGCAATTTGACCAGTTGTATTCTTCTCATAACCAGTAGCCAAAATAGGCAAAGGCTCGTAAGTATTGCCTTTCCATTGAATTTTTGAGTCGTTAGGTTTTAATTGATTTGTAAAATAAAACTTGTCATTAGAGTCGCCAGTAATTAGCGATAGGTCAAGATCAAACATCTCGACGATGGCATCATGCCAGCCCTTTTGTACATCAGACTGAAGGGTCATAAATCCTCCTTACAACAAAAGAAAAAATATTACTATCAGGCCCTATAGCCCTTCGTTGCCATCTATTTGGCTCAAGTCTGTATTTATATTTTTGATCGTCCATAAAAAATTGGCTATAGAAAAAATCTCCCTTCAAGGATGCAAGTTGATCATCAAGTGAATTTGCTAATTGATCTGAAATTGGAACAGTTTCAATGGAATAAGACCTAATGTCATCATTTAACTCTTCAGGACTAACCTGTTCATATCCATCGCCAAACTGGACACGTTTAGTCCTCGTGCCTCTTTCTACAGTAAGTCCATATTGACATGGAATTGCAAAAGTTGGTTGTGTCATCAGCGCTTACCTGCCAATACGCCACCAGGACGCAGTTCTTCAATGATAACCTGTTTTACTGCCCCTTCAAGTTTACGTCCTAAATCATTTGCCCCTCCATTGCCTTCAGAACGAGCCTGACCGTTGTTTACGTTTACTGTAATGTTGCTGACGATGTTCTTTGCATCGCCACCAAGTTCAACAGGGATTGATTTACCATCAGGCAATGGCACAACGGCTTCGTTGTAACGGCCCTCTCCCACAAGGCCAAGCGTGGGGCCAGTGATAACACCGCCAGTCGCGAATGGCGTGATAGGAGCGAAGTGTCCCTTAATGATGCCGCCATTGGCAAGTCCGAAATTAGGGCCAGCAACGCCGAGGCCGGTACTCGGGTCGTAATAATTCTCCCCACCCATGTTTCCAGCGCTTCCGCCAAACAAGTTGCCAATAAGACCAATTGCCTTCATGAATAACCATTGAGCAATCATCTTGCCAGCCATGTCGGCAAAAGATTTGCCAATGTTGGCAAAAGATTGCGCTAAAGCTTCTTGCGCTGACCCAGAGCCGGTAATCATCGTGCTGAACAATCCCGCAAATTCATCTCTTACGCCTTGTACGGCACCTTTAAGATCTTCCATCATCGCCGCAGACTCCTCAAGCCCTGCAATCTCTTCTACTCGTTCTGGGGTAGCGGCTTCTCCAAGTCTCTGTCGAATGCGCTCTCGCAATTCAGCCGCAGGATCAAAAATGTTAGCCAGCCGCAACCGTCTTTGAGCGTTAAGTTGATCACGAAGGGCGTTTCGTTCCCCTGTAAGATTGCGTGTTTCCTTCGTGAGCTGTTTTATATTTTCAATAACTGGAGTCAAGTTGTCGGCATACTCTTTAGTGACTCCTTTCAATTCGTTTTGTATGAAAACCTCTGCTTCTTCAACCGCCGACAACTCCTCTCTGCCAGACTTTAACGCGGCAATGCTTTTCCTTAACTCGTCCTGAGCTTTCACCTCTTCCTCTGCACGTTTCGTGAAAGGAGACATGACGATTGTGCCAAACTCCTGTTGGGCCAATTTAAGCTCTTCATCTAAATCTGCTTTTTTGTCAGCCAAGTATTGAGCTCTATCAGCAGCAACTAGTTCGTTAACTTTTGCAATATCTCGCTGATATTGCTCCTTCGCGAGTGTCTCTTTGAGATTGAAATCGATCACCGCGAGAGCAATTTCTTTCTCTCTGGCTGTCATATCCATTCGCTGCTTAATCGCTTCGGATTCCCTTCTTGCTATGTTTGTATAAAAATTCTTCAGATCGCGGTCGTAATCTTTCAGCTTATCTTTTTCACCCTTACCCCTTCCCTCTCCCTCTCCAAGAGTCACTTTTTCAATTTGCGCTCTTGCGTTTCTGGACTCATTTTCCTCAAACTTGATAACTTCTTTCCTGTATCGCGCCTCGGCAAGAATACCTTGCTGTTGCTGCACGTACCCTTCCACCGAGGACTTGGCCATGACTCCACCTCCAGCAAAGCCAGCTCTTTTCACTGAAATTCCCGCAGCTTCCAAAACCCTGATTTCTTCTTTGCTAACCGAAACAGGCACTTCCTCTCCAGACTGAGCCTCGTAAGGAGCTTGTCGCCCTCTAATAGACTCCAAAACTCCGATGGCTTCTTTAGTTCTCCTTTCTTGTTGAACGACTTCCGCGCTCTCCATGGCGCGAATGGCTTCAGCGGCCCCCAATGCTTTCTTCCTCACTTCTTCGGCCTTCTG